TCACCGCGGGCATGTTCACGCCCTCGCGGCTGCTTTTCCAGGGCTATAACACGGCCAAGGACATGCTGATTTCTTCGCGTTCTGGGGGCGCCCTTCAAGCCCAGAATGCTGCTGCGGCCCAGCTCCAGAAAATCCTGGAAGAACAGGGCGAGGATATCCCCAGGCTGATTCGAGAACTGGAAAAACCACTGCCCGGGGCGGTTCCTTCGCCGACATCTGCACAGAAGGCAGGCAGCCTAGTGCTGACTCAAATAGAGCGCGAACTGGGCAAGCTAAACGTGCGATTTGGGGCAGACACTGAAGCGCAAGGCAGGGAGGCATTGCGCGCGTACTCTCTGTTAATGGAGCGACTCAAGGACGTAGGCACGCCCGAGGCTTTGACTCGTGTGGCGGAGATGCGCAACCAGCTCTTCACCCAGGCTTTAGATGCGCGTCTGGCTAAAGCTGACGCCGAATCTGCAGAAGCAATTGTCAAGATTAAACAAGATACTCCCGCCGCTCGTGCGCAAATTGGGGAAATTGTTAAAGAAAAGACATCACAGGCGTTGTCAAACGCGCGTGACGTAGAAAGTGCGCTGTGGGAAGAAGCACTGCGGTCTGTAACCGCACCTGTTATGCGCACAGAAAAAATTCCGGGGGGTGGGGGGCCTGTTTATGGTCCTAAATCCCCAGGGCCTGAGCGTTTGAAAGAACTTCTTAGTCCTGATGAGCTTACGGAAGCCCTGCGAACAGGGATTCTTCCAAAAACGCGCAAAGTGGCAGAGATTCCCACACTAGCTGCCTCTAATACCTACAACACCTATCTTAGGTATGCGTCTGAGAAAGGGCCTGCAGCTTTTAATACGGTAATCCCAAAGGTGGTGCAGGACATCATGCAGGATTTGGGGGCTACTCGGGCAACCGTCCTAGCATACGACGCAGCTAAAAACAGCCCTGAATACATCAAGACTGGGCAACTCACGCTTCCTAAAGCCTATGAAGCCAAAGATGTACAGGTCAAACATTTGATCAACTATCGCTCCACCCTTTTAGGGCTGGCACGTGATTCTGCGGGCAGGGGTGAAGTAGGCGACGCTAATCTCTACAGCGCGTTGGCCGACGCCATGCTAAAGGACTTGAACACGCTAAAAAATCCTGCCTATGACGCGGCCCGCGACTTCTCCCGCGCGCTCAACGACACGTTTACCCGCACCTTTGGCAAGACAGCGACTGCCCAGGGCGACGTCGCGCGGACCGGGGCTGAGCGGCTGCCAGCTGAAGTTCTTGTCACCCGCGCGTTTGGCCAAAACGCGGACGTGACTGCGATGCGGATGAACGAGATCGAGGATGCCGTTCGCTTCGCCCGTACTCAGTACGACCAGGCGGTGCAGCGTTTTGGCGCTGAAAGCCCTCAAGCGTTGCAGCTTCGGGACTTCGCAAAAATGGCTGATCAAAATATCGTGTCTATCCAAGACGCTCAGTCGCGCGTCATGCGCCTCTTGGCCTCTCGGACGGTAGATCCGATTACAGGTCGCGTTAATGCTAAGCAGCTACAGACATTTGTCGATGAGAACAGGACCATGCTGGACAAGCTGGGCCTGACCAACGACATGACGGATGTGGTCAAAGCGGAGCTTGCCCTTAAGCGAGTGGCTGACACCAATAGCACGCTAAACACTACTCTGCGAAACCAAACTGCCTTTGGGCGAGTGCTGATGGCGGGAGAAAACCCCACCAATGCCGTTACGGACCTCGTCAGCAGTCGTAATCCTGTACAGGGGATGCGGCGACTGGTACAGCTTGCACAAACGGGAGGCCCTTCTGCGGTGGAAGGCTTGAAGTCTTCTATCTTGGACTACGCCTTCACTAAGGCCGGCGGGGCGGACAACTTCAACCCGGAAGCGTTTCGTCGAATCCTGACTGATCCGCTCGCCCCCAACAAACCATCCCTTGTCTACATGATGCGCGCCAACGGGATGATTAGCCGGGATGAAATACGATCAATCGGCCAACTGACCAAGGCGATGATGCAGGTGGAAGACGCCCTGGCCAACCGCCGGACATTGGAAGTGATGGACCAAACAGGGATCGTCACAGACTTTGCGCTGAGAATGGTGGGCGGAGGATTGGGTAAACAGATGGTGGGCAACCAAGGGCCCACGCTGCTTGCTGCTTCTGCAGGCTCGAAAGTGATTCGCGACGTCTTTGACAAAATGCCGGCTGGTATGACCCGCGCCACGATGGAAGCGGCTATGCGGGATCCTGCGCTGTTGGCATTGATGCTTAAAAAGCCGGCAAATAACGCCCAAAGTTTTGCCCTTGTGCGCGATTTCACGTCACGCCTGGTGTCCTCCGGCGTGCTGCCCGCGTCAATGCTGAACTACGTGGACGCGGCCATTAACGAGCCCCCCGTAGAACGTCAGCGCCCGACTCAGCCCCCGCGCCAGTCCGCGCCGCCTACCCGTGGGGTTCCGCCCATTACTCCGGTAGCTGCTCCTGCTTCAGCTCCAGCGCCCGCAGGCGGTGGCCAGAAGACCAGTGCCGCTTCCGGAGACATGTACCAAGCTTTGTTCCCTCAAGATCCCATCAGCTCACTGATGGCCATGCAGCCGCGTTCGGGGTAAGTTATGACAGCAGAAAAGCTTCTCGCCGTGATGTTTCTCAGCCGTGAGGTTGCGCATCGCGTTCATTGGTCCACCAAAGGGCCTGGCAGTTTCTCCCAGCACATGGCGCTGGGGGACTTCTACGACGGGATCGTGGACCACGCAGACAAGATTGCCGAGGCCTACATGGGCCGCTACGGCTCGCTGGATGCCATCCCGTTCATGGAGCCGTCCAAGGCGCCCACCAAGGACAACATCGACGACCTGCTCGAAGATCACATGGACATGATCGAAGAGGGTCGCTATGAAGCGTGCGAGAAAGATGACACGCCCCTGCAAAACCTCATCGACTCGGCCATCGAGTTGTACCTTTCCACCCTGTACAAACTGAGGAACCTGAAATGAAAAAGGAAGTCTGGGACAAGCCCCGGCCCAAGGGCCTGGCTGCGCCGAAGAAGTTGGCTCCGGCCAAGAAGGCAGCCGCCAAGAAAATGGCCAAGGCCGCTGGCCGGCCCTACCCCAACCTTGTGGACAACATGCGCGCCGCGAAAAAGGGTTGACGGCCCGCGGCGCGGGCGTATCATTGAACCGCGAGGCAGCTCGCAGTCATGTGTCTGTGTTTTCTCCTCTAGACGTCAAGTCTTTTGGCCCCGGTTCTGCCGGGGCTTTTTTCTTGGCCAGGTAATCGTCCACCCGCCGCATCCACTGGTCCTTGTAGCCGTCAAACTCGCGGCTGCAGGTCACAAACTCCTGCGTCTGGCCATCCTGGCTGACCATCAGGATGATGCCCTGGCGGATCTTGGTGCCATGCACGGCGTTGTGCGCGGCTGCGTAGGCGGCCAACTGGACAAAGTAGTCCTCAATCCACGCCCGCTGCTTCATTTTGTTGGCCTGCTTGAAGTCGATGATGGACTCCGCATGCCGGTACACGCCAATGCAGTCTGAGGTGCCTGCGTACTTGCCCGGGTAGTGCAGCGGAATTTCCGCGCCCCAGACCTCTTGGACGTTCGGGAAGAACGCCTCGATGAGCTTGTAGCCCATCCAGTAGCCCTTGGTCTGCAGCCACGACTGGGGCGCCGGCAGCGGCTCGTTGAGCAGCAGGTGCTCGACCACGCTGTGCATGTGGGTGCCCACAGTGGCCGCCTCGTTGCGGATGCGCTCGGCCTCTGCCTCGCCCACGCGCGCCACCCAGGCATCCAGCGCGGCCTTGTCCTTGGTCGCGGACAGGATGGTGGTGACGCTGGGCAGCTTGTCGGGGCCGTAGGTGCGCCCGCCAGGGCTGTTGTCGTTGCGCTCCAGGCGCTCGTAGCTGTAGCGGGCGTTCAGGGGGATTAGACGGTTCAAATCAGCCACTCCTTGATGTCTTCGCCCAGCACTTGCGTGGCGATGTTGATCTTCTCGCGCAGCGCCCGGACGATCTTTTCGTCCACGGTGTTCACCGCAATCAGGTCGATGTAGGTCACGTTCTTGGTCTGGCCAATGCGGTGCGCCCGGTCCTCGGACTGCAGCCGCTTTTCCAGGTCAAAGCTGTTGCTGTAGTACACGACGACGTTGGCCGCGGTCAGCGTCAGGCCATACCCACCGGTGCTCGGATTACCAACAAAGAAGCGCAGCTCATCTTGATCGTCTTGGAATCGGGTGACGATTTCCTGCCGCTCGTCGGCCGACGTGTCCCCGTAGTAGGTCGCCACGGAGTTCATGCCGTACTCCTTCTGCAAGGCGAGCTTGATGGCCTCGATGTCATGCCGGTAGTTGGCCCAGATGATCATCTTGCCGTCGGTTTCCTCGACGATGGCCAGGAGCTCATCCACCCGCTTGTTGGCCAGGGGCCGCACGGTGCCGTCGTCCAGCTTGACGTGGCCACAGACGATCTGGTGCAGCCGCATGAGCTGCGTCAGGGCGTTGACCGTGCTCACGATGCCCGTGTCGAACTGCGCCAGGGCCAGCGTACGCATCTGGTTGTAGGCGTTCACCTGCTCATCCGTCAGGTCCACCTCCCGTTTGACGTAAAGCTTGTCGGGCAGGTCCAAGCACTCTTCCTTCTTGACGCGGAACGCAAACCGATCAATCTTGGTCTTGAGCTCGTCCAGGTGGCGGTAGCCCACGATCTGTTTGAAGCTGTGCGAGGACAACTGCCGCTCTATGGTGACCGCGTACCGCGCCTGGAAGCTGTAGTACGACGGGCAATCCAGGCAGTCGTCGGACAGGAAAGCGCACTGCTGGTACAGATCCATCGGGCTTTTGGTGATCGGCGAGCCCGTCATAATCCTCCGGTACCGCGCGGCGATGCCCACCTTTTCGGTGTTCTTGCTGCGCATGGAGTTGGGCGTCTTGATGGTCGTGCTCTCGTCGATGGCCATCATCGCGTCATGCACCAGCAGGAACCGCTGGGCAAACTTGAACCCCTTTTGCGTGCTGAATGCCTCGATGTTCATGATCAAGATCTTCAGGTCCTCGCTGACCTCAAACAGCTTGTCCAGTGCGACCTGCTCGGCCTTGCGTGGCGAGGCAGACCACAGGCCCATGCGGTAGATCACATGGTCGGGCATGTGTTTGGGGATCTCAGTGCCGTACCAGTTTCGGTACACGCCCTTGGGCGCGACGATCAGCAGGCCGTTGATCTTGCCTCGGTCGTACAGCATCGCGGCGTTGTTGATGAGCATGAAGCTCTTGCCGGTGCCCATGTCAGCAAACAGGGCCGCCACAGGGCGGTCCCAGAAACGCTCAAGGTAAGCCGCTTGATGCAGGAAGGGCTTGTTCTTGAAGGGGTACGTGATTACAGGGTTAGTCATGATGTCTCACTTTCTGGCAGGGGGGTTGCAGTCCCTGAAGCGGCAGTGTACACTGAACGCCTTCACCAAGAAAGGAGAAATTAGTGCCCAAGGTCTACGTTGTTTCCGAAACCACACAGCACAACATCGCCAGTGCTTTGGACTATGGCCAGATCGAAACGATCTTGCCCCCAAATGCCCAGATCGCGTTTTCAGTGGTGCCCACAGTACGGCGCATCCAACGAAAGCTAGAGAAATTTACCGACGACGACTTCTTGTTGCTCATCGGTGATCCATCGGCCATAGGCATTGCCTGTGCGGTGGCCGCGGCCCGTAACAACGGTCGCTTTAAGTGCCTCAAGTGGGACAAGCGTGAGAGACGCTACATTCCGCTGGAGGTTGATTTGTTCAAGAAAGGAGAATCAGATGAGTCTTACTAACCTGTATGAAGAGGACGCAAGTGCTCTGAAGGTCAAGGATGACGAGATCAGTGGCATCGCGGCCATGGCCAAGCGTGCCAAGGAGTTGGAGAAAGAGATAGAGGACCACGAGGGCATTCTCAAGGAGCGTAAGGACCAGTTCCGCAAGCTCACTGAGGAAGCCATTCCCGAGGCGCTGTCGCAGATGGGCATGAAGTCCTTCAAGATGGCCGACGGGTCTTCCATCGACATCAAGCCGTTCTACGGCGCCAACATCAGTGAAGCGCGGCGCGCGGAAGCCTACAAGTGGCTGCGCGAGCGGGGCTTCGACGACATCATCAAGAACACGGTTTCCGTGCGCTTCGGTCGCAACGAAGATGCACTGGCCGCCCGAGCAATCGATCTGCTGCGTGCGCAAGGCTTCCCAGTCGAGCAAACGGAGAAGATCGAGCCCCAGACCCTCAAGGCCTGGGTAAAGGAGCGAGTCGAGAAGGGGCAGCCCATCGACTCCGAGCTTTTTGGCGTATTCATTGGCCAAAAGGCTGTCATTAAATCTGCGTAACGAAACAAGGAAATCGAATCATGGCTAAGAACGAACTTGCCCAAAAGACCTCTGGCGAACTGGTGCTGGCCACCAGCTTTGAAGACGACGCTGGCAACAGCTTTGCCGGGATGAACCAGGACGACTTCGCCCTGCCGTTCCTGCGACTGCTGACCAACACAAGCCCTGAAGTGGGCGAGCTGGAAGGCGCGCTGCCGGGGATGATCCACAACACCGTGACCAACGAGCTCTTCGATGGCAAGAAGGGCGTGCGTGTGATCCCCTGCGCATATGTGCGCCAGTACATTGAGTGGGCCCCGCGCGGCAGTGGCACTGGCGCTCCGCTGCACATTTACCCCGCCACCAGCGACATCCTGTCCAAGACCCGGCGCGAGCCTGGTGACAACAAGGACTACCTGGACAACGGCAACTACATTGAGAACACCGCCAATCACTATGTGATGGTGCTCGACGCCAACAATGTGCCGTCGCCCGCGCTGATCACCATGAAGTCCACGCAGCTCAAGAAGAGCCGCAAGTGGAACAGCATGATGGCCGCGGTCAAGATCCCGGGCAAGAACGGCCTGTTCACGCCTCCGATGTATAGCCAAATCTACCTGCTGACCACGCAGGGCGAGTCCAACGACAAGGGCAAGTGGTTTGGCTGGGAGATCGAGCGCATTGGCAGCGTCGAAGATGCGGGCGTCTACATGGCCGCCAAGCAATTCGCTCAGTCCATCAACGCCGGCGAAGTCAAGGTCAAGCACGAGGGGGACGAGCCCTCCACCGGCACGATCTTCTGATACAGCTTCACGGGGGAAAGCCACTGGGTCAGTACCCCTTCATCCACGCTAGAAAGAAGAAATGACCGACATCACCCGGTTTAAGTCGATCTTTTCAGGGCTGGACATCGCCTACGGCACCTACAAGATCGAGAAGTCCAAGGAAAACGGCAAGCAGGCAGGTAAGGCTGTCGTAGTCCGTAAACCACCCACTGACGACCTATGGCAAAAGCACTTCGAGGGCGTTGAGCCCTCACTGGGCATCATCCCGATCCGCGCGGACAACACCTGCATCTGGGGCTGCATCGACATCGATCAGTACCCGCTGGATCACCCTGGCCTGGTCAAGAAGATCGCCGACCTGAAGCTGCCCTTGGTTGTGTGCCGCAGCAAGTCCGGCGGCGCCCACGTCTTCCTGTTCACCAAAACCCCGCAGCCCGCACGCGAGTTCCAGGAATACCTGAAGAACTGCGCTGCCCTCCTGGGCGAGGCCGGCCGCGAAATCTTCCCCAAACAATCTGAGATCCTCGTGGACCGCGGGGATACCGGCAACTTCCTCAACCTGCCGTACTTCGGCGCTGACAACGGAACGCGCTATGCCTTCAATCCCGATGGGTCGGCGGCGACCCTTGAACAGTTTTACGCTCTTTGGGAGGCAAATGTTCAAGAGTCGATCTCGGCTTTTCCAGATCCGCCGAAAGCACCTGACGCACCCATCAAAGACGGGCCGCCTTGCCTACAGGCGCTATGTGCTCAAGGCGTTCCGGAGGGAGGTCGCAATAACACGCTTTTTAACATCGGCATCTACCTGAAGCAGGCCGCGCCCACCAAGTGGGAAGACCAGCTGGTCGAGTACAACTTCAAGTACGTAGCCCCTCCGCTGCCCAACAACGAAGTCCAGATCGTCGTCAAGCAGCTCAACAAGAAGGACTACAAGTACAAGTGCAAGGACGCGCCGCTCAACAGCTTTTGCAACAGCGGCCTGTGCCGTACCCGCAAATTTGGGATCGGGGCCCACGGCCCTGACAGCCCGCAGCTGTCGTCCCTGTCCAAGTACAACAGCGAACCTCCGCTGTGGTTCCTGGACATCAACGGCAAGCGCATCGAGCTCGACACTGAAAGCCTGTTCAACCAGGCCTCTTTCCAGAAAGCCTGCATCGAGCGCATCAACGTGCTGCCCCCGACCCTGCGCCGCCAGGACTGGGAGTCTGTGCTCAACAGCCTGCTCAAGGAGATGGTGGAGAGCGAACAGATCACCGAGGCCAGCGAGGACACGAGCCTGACCGGCCGCTTCAACGACCTTCTGGAAGAGTTCTGCACCCACGTCCAACAGGCCATGGACCGCGATGAGATCCTCATGGGCCGGCCCTGGACCAACGACGAGGAAGCCAAGACCTACTTCCGCATGAAGGACCTCGAAGCGTTCCTCACGCGCAACAACTTCAAGGGCATGACTGCGCCCAAGATGGCGCAGCGCATCCGCGACATGGGCGGTGAGCCCATCAGCATGTTCCTGAAGAACCGGGCCGTGCGCTGCTGGCGCCTACCGCGCTTCAACAGCCAGGACTCGCCGTTCGACACGCCCGAGCAAAAGAAAGCAAGGAGCCCGTTCTGATGTTTACGCTTGACGGTTTTGACGAAGCCATCCTTGGGCCTGCGATGCTTTGGCATATAGACGGCCACCGCGTCGAGGTACTGGTTTACGACGCAGAGAAGATTCGCGCCATCCTCATGCGGGACGGCATGGACAGCGAAGAAGCCCGTGAGTTCATCGAGTTCAACATCGAAGGCGCCTACGTGGGGCCTGGCACCCCAATCCTGGTGTGGACTCAAGACCAGTGGAGCCATGATGACTGACATCAGCAAAGTCTTTGGCCCTCCGGGCACCGGCAAGACCACCTACCTTCTCAACATCGTCGAGCAGGAGCTCGCCAATGAAACCTCACCTCTCAAGGTGGGCTACTTTGCCTTCACCCGCAAAGCTGCCAACGAGGCTCGCGACCGAGCCATTCAAAAGTTTCCTCACCTCAACCCTGACCGCGATTTCCCTTGGTTTCGCACGCTGCACAGTCTGGCTTATCGCTGCCTGGGCATAGGCTCCAAGGACATGATGGACCCGGCCAACTACCGGGAGTTTGCGCAGGAAGCTGGCATTGAGATCGCCCTGGAGTCCGGTGAAGAGGACTTCATGGTCAAGCCCGACAACCCCATCCTCAACGAGATCAACATCGCCCGCATCCGGGGCATGGACCTGCGCCAGCACTACAACAACAGCCAGATGGACATCGAGTGGCGCCACTTTGAGTACGTCGAGCGCGCCTACCGCCACTACAAGGAATCCCGCGGGTTGCTGGACTTCACCGACCTGCTGGAGCAAATCCTCATGGAGCCCAACCGGTTACCGCACCTCGAAGCACTCATCATCGACGAGGCTCAGGACCTCTCCCGGCTGCAGTGGCGGCTGGTAGAACAGCTCGCGCTGCGCGCTCAGCGTTGCTTTCTGGCTGGCGACGATGACCAGGCTGTCTACACCTGGGCCGGCGCAGACGCCGAAAGCTTCCTGATGTTCCAGGGCAAGGTGATCGTGCTGGACCAGTCCTACCGCGTGCCCTCGCGCATCCACGCCCTGGCCAACACAGTGGTCAACCGCATCCGCAAGCGCCAGCCCAAGACCTGGAAGTCCCGCGACGTCGAGGGCTCCATCAACTTCTACAACGATTACCAGCAGGTAGACATCTCCCACGGCGACTGGCTGGTGCTGGCCAGTACCAACTACATGCTCACCGACATGCACGACTGGATCAAGAGCCAAGGCCTGCTCTTCGAGCGCCACGGCCACCGCAGCGTGCCCGAATCCGTGCTCATGGCCGTGCTGGGCTGGGAAAAGTTGCGCAAGGGCGGGGAAGTGCCCTTCAACGTCGTCAAGACGATCTACAAGTACCTCGACGCAAGCGCCGTGAAACACGGCCACAAGACGCTGCGCACCGCGTCCGAGGAAATCAACTACACCATAGAAAAGCTCAAGGCCGACCACGGGCTGCTGACCGAGGCCATCTGGCACGAGGCGCTGACCAAGATCTCCGAGGACAAGCGTTACTACCTGGTGGCCATGCTTAAGCGCGGGGTCAAGCTCACTGGCCATGTGCCCATCAAGCTCTCCACCATCCACGGTGCCAAAGGCGGCGAAGCCGACAACGTCCTACTGCTGTCAGACCTGTCCACACGCTTTGCCAAGGAGTACGACAAGAACTCCGACGACATCAACCGCCTGTTCTACGTCGGCATCACCCGCGCCAAGAAAGCGCTGCACATCGTGCTGCCCAAGAACGAACTCAAAGGATTTCGCCTGTGAGAACCGTCAACATGTTCCCGCGCCCGTCCGAGTGGGTTCCGCCCGAGGTGTTCCCGAACCTCTCCAGCGCCAAGGAGATTGCAATTGACCTCGAAACCTGCGACCCCCACATGGAATCTATGGGACCAGGATGGCCACGTCGTGACGGTTTCATTGTCGGCTATGCCCTTGCTGTTGACGGATGGTCCGGATACTTCCCCGTCGCGCATCAAGGTGGAGGGAACCTTGACCGACAACGAGTCGAGCGTTTCATTCGTAGCGTTCTTGAGCTGCCCTGCGACAAGATCATGCACAACGCCGCCTACGACTACGGCTGGCTCCTCGCGCAAGGCTTCAAAGTCAACGGCACCATCTACGACACGATGCTCGCCGCGCCGCTCATCGACGAAAACCGATTCAGCTTCAGCCTCAACGCCCTTGGATTCGACTACCTCAAAGAAACCAAGTCCGAGCAAGGCCTCAAAGAGTCCGCCGCCGACTTCGGAGTCCACCCGAAAAAGGAACTCTGGAAGCTCCCCGCCATGTACGTCGGAGAGTACGCCGAGCAAGACGCAGCCCTGACGCTCAAGCTCTGGCACCACCTGCGCACCCTGCTCAAGCGCGACGAGCTGGAATCCATCTTCGAGCTCGAAACCCAGCTGCTGCCGGTGCTGGTCAACCTCACCCGCAAGGGCATCCGCTTTGACCGCTCGCGCTGCCAGGAGCTCATCCAAAAGCTCAAGGGCCGCGAAGACGCCCTGGCTCAGGAGCTGCGCACCCTGACTGGCCAGAAGGTGGACATCTGGGCCGCTGCCAGCATCGCCGCCGCCTTCGACCGCGTCGGGATTCAGTACCCGAGGACCGCGAACGGCGCCCCGAGCTTCACCAAGAGCTTCCTAGACACGCACGAGCACCCCATGTGCAAGCTGATCGTGGAGGCCCGGGAGGTTAACAAGACCCACGGCACGTTCCTGGAACCCTACCTGCGGCATTCCGAGGCCGACGGCCGCATCCACTGCCACTTCAATCAGATGCGCAACGAGGACGGCGGCACCGTCACGGGGCGGCTTTCAGCGGCCAACCCCAACCTCCAGCAAGTCCCGGCCAGGCACGAAATTATCGGCCCGATGGTGCGTTCGCTCTTCCTTCCAGAGGAGGGCCAGCTTTGGGCGGCGAACGACTTCTCCTCTCAGGAACCGAGATTGCTGGTTCATTATGCTACTTTGCTGGACCTTCCGGGGGCCGAAAAAATGGCCAACGCCTACCGGGAAGATCCCAACACGGACTTCCACCAAATGGTCGCGGACATGGCCGGCATCAAGCGCAAGGCCGCCAAGACCATCGGCCTGGGCCTGATGTACGGCATGGGCAAGGCCAAGCTCGCCGCCCAGCTGGACCTGCCCCTGGACGAGGCCAGCGAACTCATCACCACGTTCCACCAGAAAGTCCCCTTCCTGCGCGGCACCATCGACGCGGTCATGCGCCGCATCGAACACCCGGCCTCTGGCGGCTCCATCCGCACCCTGCTGGGGCGCAAGTGCCGCTTCCCGCTGTGGGAGCCGGTGGAGTACGGCGTCAACAAGCCCCTGCCCCGCGAACAGGCCATCATCGAGTACGGCCAGCGCATCAAACGCTCAGGCACCTACAAAGGCCTGAATCGCCTCATCCAAGGCTCAGCCGCCGACCAGACCAAGGCCGCCATGGTCGCGCTGCACAAGGCAGGCTTTGACCTCCTGCTGCAGGTGCATGACGAAGTGGCCATCAGCGTTCGCGACAAGAGCGAAGCTGAGGAAGCCTCGCGGATCATGGCCCAGGCCGTCACGCTGGAAGTCCCCTCCCGCGTGGACGTGGAGGTGGGCCCGAGCTGGGGAGCCGCGGCATGAGCACCAAGAAGCCCGAGCCCGTCGAGGACACCGAAGCTGTCGATCCGCTGGCCGAGCCCCTGGAGCTCCCGCCAGGCTTTGAGATCGGCATCCCGGAAAAGCCCGCCCCCTACCAACGCCGCAAGCGCAAGCGCCGTAAGAAGAAGCCCGGCCGCCCGCGCAAGTACGCGGCGATTTCGCCGTCCGTGCGTGAAGGCAAACGCTATCACTCCATCATCGTGCCCGAGCTCACCTACTACCACCTCAAGGAACTCAAGAAGTTCTACAAGCTCAGCTCCTTCGGCAAGGTAATCGAGAAGTACATCACGCCGGCCTTTGAGAAAGCCTATCAAGACGCCGTCATCCTCAAGAAAATCGAAGAGAGAAAGGAAAAGGAACGTGAAGAAGCAGCAGCTAGAGTTGCAGCTTACGCTGCCCGTAAGGGTAAGCTTTGAGCTGCTCCCCCGCATGCTGGTCGAAGGCCAGCTGCTCCCGGATCAGATCGACATCCTCGAAGTACTACTCGAAATCCCTGACAAAAACGGCAAACTGAGAAACGTAAACATCTTGCCAGCCCTGGAAGAGAGCGCTATCATGCTGCTCGAAGACGACGTCCTCAACGAGCTCTAAGCTCCCCAACCCAGAAAGAGAGAATGTAATGCGCGAGAATGAACACGTACCGTCCAATGTTCCTTACCCCACACGCACCGGGGTAAAGATCGGGCTGCTCTACCAGCCCCCACCCCCTGACATGTACCGCGACGGCGAACTGCTGCAACGCGCTCTGCTGCGCCCCGACGACGATCCCATGGAAGACCTCGGCCGCCTGGCCATCGGCATCGTAGGAATCTTTTTCTTTGCCGCCGTGACCCTCGGCATCATCTTCTTCCTCTGACCATGAAAAAGCTCCTACTCATCACGCTTGCCGTGACTACTTCCATGGCTCAGGCAGAGTACCTCTCCGGCAACGAGCTGCTCAACAGGCTTAACTCAGAAGGGATCGCGGACCGGGGCTTTGCCCTGGGCTACATCGCCGGCGTGTCCGACGGGCTGGAGGACATCCTGGTGTGCGCCCCGACAGGCTCGACCACGGGCCAGGCCCGCGACATTGTCTGGCAGTACTTGCGGATTAACCCCCAGTCTCGCCACCAGGGCGCCGCGCTCTTGGTTGTCGAGGCGCTTCAACGTGCATGGCCATGCCGACAAAAAGGAAAGGCGCTGTGATGAAAGAAGAACTAGCGGAATGGTTGTTCTCGGTGTGGTTGTTCACCCTCCTGTTCCTGGTATTCCTCGCCCCGTTCGTGACGGTCGGGATGCTGATCGCCTACGTGTGGGGGATGCTATGAGCGAGATCAATGACGGCGGGGCAGCGTTTCCGCTGATGCGTTCAATCAACGGCAGCGACGGCATGACCCTGCGCGACTACTTCGCAGCACAAGCATTGGCCGGAATTTGCGCCAATCAAGACAACCGCGTGTATGGAAACTCAATGGAGTTTGCTAGAGCGGCCTACAGGCTTGCTGACGCCATGCTCAAGGCAAGGGGGCAGGAATGAACTGCGAAATTTCTCCGGGGTTCCTGTTTGGAACCATCATCAGCATCATCATTGGCAGCGCCATCGGCGGCGTCATCTGGGGCTTCTTTGAAGCATGGTGGAAGGACAGACATGGA